ATTAATTTATATGAATGGCACGACTGATTATTTAGAATTATATGCATATATTACAGGAACAACTCCTGGTGTTGAAGGTGGTTCAGGCACAACATCATATTTCCAAGCATCTTTAGCAAGGAGCGCATAATGACTTTATACGAAAAAATTAAACAACTATACCCACAACTAACAGACAATGATTTTATTACTGTTATTAGACTACAAAACGATTTAGATGGTAAAGGTGACTACATAGCTAAATGGGATCACCCAACATTACCACGTCCAACAGACGCACAACTAGGAGCATAACCAATGTCCTCACTCATTTTAGGCGGAGATACCTCAGGAACGATAACGTTAACAGTGCCAACCGCGGCTGGAACGAATACAATCACTTTGCCCGCTCTGACCGGTACTGCGATCACTACAGCGTCTACATCAGGTATACCTAATACAATCAACTGGACAACAGTTCAAACAAGTAATGTCAATCCTGCGGTAGCAGGTACAGGTTACCCAATGAACACGACAAGCGGTGCTTTAACCGTGACACTCCCTGCATCTCCAACAGCAGGACAAATGATTTCTATTGTGGATTACGCAGGTACTTTTGCAACAAACAACTTAACTATCAACCCAAATGGTGGAAAGATTGAAGGTTCAACATTAAATAGAATACTTTCTACAAACCGTGAGGCTATTAATTTAGTGTATGTAGACTCAACCCAAGGTTGGTTAGCTTACGCAGATGTTTATTCTACAACTTCTCCTTTACCGTTCCCAACATATACCGCTTCTTATTTAGTTGTTGCTGGTGGCGGCGGTGGAGGGGGCGCACGTGCTTCTTATAATGGAGCTGGAGGTGGAGGTGCTGGTGGATATTTGACAGGTACATTATCATTAACTGTAGGCACAGTTTATACCGCAGTTGTGGGCGGTGGAGGATCTGGAGGTACGGGAACTTCTCCTGCTACGACTGGTACTAATGGATCTAACTCAACTTTCCCAGGTGTAACTGCTACTGTTGGCGGAGGAGGAGGTGCAAATGGAGAATTTGCCCCTATTGGTTCTTCAGGAGGTTCTGGTGGTGGGGGTTCAAATGCATCTTCAGGTGGCACAGGAACACCCGGTCAAGGAAATAATGGAGGTCTTGGAGGCAATTCCTCTGGTGGCGGAGGCGGTGGAGCTAGTGCAGTAGGTACAACTCCTGGCGGTCAAGCTGGTGGTGCGGCAGGTGCAGGTACAGCAAGCTCAATTACTGGCACTCCTGCTACTTATGCAGGTGGCGGTGGGGGAGGAAGTTATCTAGCTAATGGTGGTGGTGCTGGTGGCTCTGGTGGAGGCGGTCGCGGCGGCACTCCTAATGCAGCAGTTGCAGGTACAGCAAACACAGGTGGAGGCGGTGGCGGTGCGTCTTCAAGCGGAACAAATAATGGGGCATCTGGAGGTTCAGGCGTAGTTATACTTTCTGTTCCCACAGCTAATTACTCTGGTACTACAACAGGCTCTCCTACAATTACAACATCTGGTTCTAACACAATTATTACATGGACTAGTGGCTCAGGAACTTACACAGCATAATGGCTTCTTTCATTGTTTATGGTGACGCGTCAGGACAAGTAACGGTTGCAGCACCTGCTGTTGCGGGATCAAATACAATTACGTTCCCAGCTGAGACAGGTACATTAATAACCTCAGCTACAACAGGTGTAGCCTTACCAGGTCAAATTGCGTGGGATACTACAGTCAAAACTTCAGGGTTCACAGCGGTAGCGTATGGCGGCTACTTTTGCAATACAACGTCAAGTGCGTTTACAGTAACCCTCCCAGCAACACCAACACGCGGTCAGTTTGTAGTCATTGTTGACTATGCAGGAACAAGTGCTTCTAATAATATAACTGTAAGTCCTAACGGTGGAAAAATAAATGGTTCTGGATCTAGTGCTACTTTAGCTACAAACAGACAAGGTATTACATTTACATATATTGATTCAACTCAAGGTTGGTTAGCTTCTAGTAACGTTTACGGAGGGTCAACACCTTTTACTCAATCTTATACAGCTTCTTACTTAGTTGTCGCAGGTGGTGGCGGAGGCGGAGGTGGCGGTGCTGGTGGCGGTGCTGGAGGTTATTTAACAGGCACATTAACATTAACTGGTGGAACTACATATACAGCAACAGTAGGTGGTGGAGGATCAGCTGGACCAGGCGCTCCTTCAAATGCAAACGGTGGGGCAGGTTCAAATTCTACATTCCCTGGTGTAACTACTGCAGTGGGTGGTGGTTATGGAGCAGGTTTTTCAAAGACCGCTGGTTCAGGCGGTTCAGGCGGAGGCGGTGCTGGAAGTGCTGGAGCTGCGGGTACTCCTGGTCAAGGTAATGGTGGAGGAACTGGAACTAATGGTGCTCCATATACAGCTGGCGGCGGAGGCGGTGCTGGTGGAAGTGGAAGTAATTTTCCTACAGGTACTGGAGGATCAGGTACAGCTTCAAGTATAACTGGAACTCCTGCAACTTATGCTGGTGGTGGAGGCGGTGGATCTAATAGTGGCGGCGGCGGTGTTGCGGGTGTTGGTGGTCCAGGTACACCAGGTGTTAGTGGAGGTAACGGATCTAGTAATCCAGGAACAGCTGCAACAGTAGGAGTTGCAAATACTGGTGGTGGAGGCGGTGGAGGAACTTCACAAAATGCTCCTAATTCATCCGGTGCAACAGGCGGTTCTGGTGTAGTGATATTAAGCGTACCAACAGCAAACTATTCTGGAACTACAACAGGTTCTCCAACTATAACAACTAGTGGAGCTAATACTATTATAAAATTTACAACAGGTTCAGGAACTTACACAGCATAGGATATAATATGGCTAAGATGACTATAGAAGAACTTATAAAAGAATTTAGTAACGAACAAGGTTTTCAATTTGGTATTGACATTGTGATGAAGTCATTAAGACCAGGTGCACTTTACGGCTTATCAGCCTCTGGAGGTACTTTTGAAATAGTATCGTGGGACGAGACTAACGAATTACCGGCACCGTCATCACAAGAAATACGAGATGAATATATTCGTCACCAAACCATTAAAGAATTTTTAGAACATTTAGAACAAAACAAAGAATTTTATAGGAGATCAGCATAATGGCTATTACAATTAACGGAACAACAGGGATAGACCTTAGTGGTAGCACGGCAGGCGTAGTAACAGCTTCGTGGACTACAGCTGGTCGTCCAGCAACACCTGCTACAGGTACTTTTGGGCTTAATTCAACTTTAGGCTGTTATGAAATATATAACGGTACAGCTTGGGATAATGCTTCATCATGGACAACAGCTACTCGTCCTGCTTCTCCTCCTACAGGGTTCTTTGGTTATAATACAACGCTTAATCTAATGGAAGTTTATAATGGGTCTATATGGGTTGCAATTGGTGACCAAACAAATTCTTATTCAGTAGACTTTTTAGTTGTAGGCGGTGGCGGTGGTGGTGGCTGTGGAACTAATGCTGGAAACGTTGAAGGTGGTGGTGGTGGTGGAGCAGGGGGCTTTAGAACATCAACTCAAACAGTAACAGCAGGAACAGCAATTACAATAACAGTTGGAGGCGGAGGTGCTGCGGCACCAGCTGCTACAAATAATGGCACATCAGGGGTTGCTTCATCATTTTCAGGTTCAGGATTAACAACAATATCCTCTGTTGGAGGCGGCGCAGGAAGTAGAGATGGTGTTGCAGGAAGTAGCGGCGGTTCTGGAGGCGGCGGTGGAGCTGGAACAGGTGCTGCTGCTGGTGGAGCTGGCACGCCAGGTCAAGGAAGTAATGGTGGTGCAGGTACTGGCGGCGGTAATGCTGGTGGCGGTGGTGGAGCTTCTGCAGTTGGTGGAACAGGTGCAAACACTAGTCCTGGTGGTGCAGGAACAGCTTCAAGTATAACAGGAACTCCTGCAACTTATGCAGGCGGTGGTGGCGGTGGTAGTGCAAACTATGTCAATGCAGGTGGAAGTGGTGGCGGTGGAGCAGGCGCAAGACAAAATTCTGGTGCTGTTTTAGCAGTAGCAGGAACTGCAAATACTGGCGGCGGAGGCGGAGGTGGTGCTGTTGGCGGAACTTCTGGAGCAGCGGCGGGTGGTTCAGGCGTTGTTATATTAAGTTTATTAACTTCTAAATATTCAGGAACTACAACAGGCTCTCCTACAGTAACAACATCAGGTTCAAATACAATATTAACATTTACTGCATCTGGCAGCTACACAGCTTAACAATTTTTTAACAAGGAGAAACAAATGTCACATTTTGCAAAAGTAACAGACGGTAAGGTAACGCAAGTTATCGTTGCTGAAAAAGAATTCTTTGATACCTACGTAGATTCTACACCAGGTGAATGGATTCAAACATCATACAACACACAAGGTGGTAAACATCTTTTAGGTGGTACACCATTACGTGGTAACTATGCTGGTATTGGTTATACATACGACAGAACAAACGATGTATTCTATGCACCACAACCATTCGCTTCATGGGTATTAAATAATACAACATGGACTTGGGAAGCTCCAGTAGCTATGCCGGACGATGGTAAAAAATACGCATGGGATGAAGCTACAGTAAACTGGGTTGAAGTTCCAGCTGTATAATGAAAATCCTAGTTGGGGTTTTAATTACACTTTGTCTTATCTGGTGTGTACATAACGCTCACGCTGAAACAACGACAATTAATAATAAGGGTATGCCGGTACCTAGTGCCATGGCGCCTTCTATGTCTGCGTTTTCACAAGATGTGTGTGCAGTACCTGTTAGTGCAGCGGGCAATTTAGGCTTTGTTTCTTTATCAGGCGGTACCGTTCTCCTTGACGAAAACTGCGTGAAGATTAAGCTTGCCAAAACCCTCAACGATTTAGGACTTAAAGTGGCTGCCGTATCGGTGCTATGTCAAGATCCAAAAGTTTGGGAAGCAATGGAGATGAGTGGTTCACCATGTCCTATGGGTGGTGCTGTAGGTTATACAGCTAAGAAAGCATGGTACGAAAAAGATCCTGAAAAGTTTAGAAAATTGTATGGTCCGAATTACACTCTTCCTACTCCTACTTCTACTAAGGAATAACGCATATGCTTGGTACTGTTCTTACTCAAGTGATGGTCAAGGTAACCTCGTTCCTGGATCTATGTCTTGCGTGGATATCGGTGTTAATGACGCCTTGCAGAACCATTATTGCGGTTGGTATAGACCGGGTGATCCTTATTGCTCAGTATATCAAGTCCCAACTTGTAGCCCTCAAGTCGAGTATAGAACTTTGTCTTGCCCGATACACCAATCAGGTGCCATTAATGAAACTAGGTCTTATGAATGTTCTACACAAAGTTGGACAGCTTGGACAACAACTTCTAATAATTGCACACAAGATCCGCCAACGTGTATTGAGTCTACTGAAACGAGGCAACTAGCATGTTCAACTGGATTCGAGGGATTATTACAGGAACAGAGAAGTTCGATATGTTCAGATCCGTATGGTTCGCCAACTTGGACTTCGTGGTCGACAATATTAGATACTTGCAAGATGACAGCGACGAACTTGAACAACCCGGCATCGCCAATCAGTCCGATAAGTCCAACGAATCCAAACAGTGTTCTGAGCCAAGTCACAACTGCGCCCATCATTCAACCAGAACCTGTAATTGTGCAGGACATGACTGCATTGACAACGACAACGGAAACACCAGCTACTTCGGTAGCAACCGTAAAGAGCGAATCAAGTGGAACGACGTCTGCACCAAGCCCCGTTATAAGTACTACGACGACATCGGCTACCGTGAAAGCGCCAGAAACACCAAAGGGTAAAGAAGTAGTACCAGGTTTTGGCATCGTATTATCGATGCAGATTTTAAACGCAGGCTACAATATGCAGCAAGCGCAGATAGAAGAATCAATTAAACTAATTCAGGAACAAGACTATGAGCGACAACAAAATATATTCATTGAATTTATCAGCGCAAATGATACTGGGGATTATCTTATCCGTGCTAGTGCCAATAGGTGGCGCAGTATATTACGGCATAACCCTATTCAACGATTTGACAGGGACGATTGAAGAAGTTAAAAAGATGTCTAGTGTAGAAACTAGAATCACTGTATTAGAAGATAGAACTAAATCTATCGACAGACAACTATTAGAAGTCATGATGTCTAACAACAGATCTCTTGAGAAAGCAAATGATGCTTATGGTAAAGCTATTGAAGCTAATAGTGTAGCTAAATCCACTCAAGATAAAGTCGCTGACAACATAAACAATGTCAAAGAAGAAATGAAACAATTACGTAAAGCGATGATTAATCCGCTTAATAACTAGGAGAAAAATATGCTGTCCATCTTATCCTCAATTCTCGGCTTCGCCACTGCAGGGCTACCTAATATATTAGGGTTCTTTCAACAACGTGGTGATCAAAAGCATGAAAGAGAAATGGCTCAATTACAAAATGCACAAGCTTTGCTTATGGCAGAGAAAGGCTTTGTAGCTCAAGAAAAAATAGCAGCTATTGAATTAGAAGGTACGTACGCAGAAACGTACGCTCAAGAACGTGAAGCATTATATGATCATGATAAAAAATTAGTAGAGGGCGGTTCTCAAACAGTTAAGAATTGGAATGCTATGGTAAGACCTGTAGTAGCATTTATCTTTGTAGGTGAGCTAGTACTTATTAATTTTGTATCGTTAGCGTGGGCTATGTATTCTGGTGTTGACTTTATTGTAGCTTCACAAGAGGTATTCTCTACAGATGAAATGGCTATCGTAGCATCAATTATTGGATTCTACTTTGGTTCTAGAACTTGGGAAAAGAAATAAGTGAATGTATCAAAAGCTGGCATCGTTCTTATCAAACATCATGAAGGTGTGCGTAATCGCCCCTATAAATGTCCTGCTGGCTTGTGGACTGTTGGTGTTGGTCATCTTATCGGGGATGGCAAATCTTTGCCTGCAGACTATAATCGTACTTTTACAACGGAAGAAATAGATGGAATTCTTAAATCCGACCTACGTCGCTTCGAGTTGGGAGTACATAAGATGCTACCTAACATGCCTCTTCGACAACATGAGTTTGACGCTCTTGTCAGCTTTTGCTTTAATTTGGGTCTTGGATGCTTTCAGCGTTCAACCATCCGTCAAGCGCTTCTTCGTGGCGATAAAAAGGCGGCTATGGAATCGTTAGTGAAATATTGTCGTGCAGGTGGTAAAATACTGAAAGGTCTGCAAACTCGCAGATTAGATGAACGTGCACTTTTTGAAGGTAAATAATGCCATTAAGTAAACTAGTTTTTAAACCAGGTGTTAACCGAGATCAGACAGATTATGCGTCTGAGGGTGGTTGGTACTCAATGGACAAAGTTCGCTTCCGTTCAGGATTCCCTGAAAAACTAGGTGGCTGGACTGTTAAAACGTTTGAAGCTTACGAAGGTTCTGCTCGTAGTCTATTTACATGGGCTTCAATAGATGGCGCTAAATTAACTGCTATCGGCACTAATGAAAAAATCTATGTGAACTCTGGCACTCAGATTCATGACATAACACCTATCCGTGTTACATACACTTCAACTACAGTTCCATCAAGTAGTAATTGCTTTAAAACAACTAACGGATCTAACTTAGTTGAAATACTAAATATTACATCAGGTATTGAAGATGGTGAATGGGTTACATTTAGTGGTGTCACTACTGCGGTAGGCGGTGTTCCAGCAGCAGACTTTAATAATGAATTTCAAATAACTATTATAAGTGGTACACCTTATATTGCGG